ATTAGTTATATCATGTCACGCATCGAACACGAAGGGTTATCATTTTTAACAATAACCCTTCCGTCGTTCGCCAGGGACTTCGAAAGAAGCCTCGCGGACGGTTTTATTGACTCAAAGAGCTTCCGTTGTTTTAGGAAGTTCCGAGCAATCCCCGCGTTTTTGCGAGGTATGCTCAGTCAAGTGTTCGATTTAGAGACAGGGAGGATTTATGACGACAAAACTCGTATTGCTTCATGCGATATCCCCACTATTGTTGATGGTGTTAGACAGATTTGTCTTACCTTCAAGAAACTGGAGATTGAATGCACTCCTGAACGGAAGGCATTCGCGTATGAGAGCTTTGCCGCGAATGAGCAGTCCTTTGAGGTGTTCACGCTGCCAAGAGAAGATACCGAAGCTTTCACTTTGGTATCCTCTATGCTTTGGGATAATATACTTAGTTCTTCTAAACTTAGTAATGTTCTTCCAAAGCATGGGCCTGGAGCTACCTCAGATGCCAAGTCCAGTAATGGACGTTACATCTGGAGTAATTGGCACGAGCGTCTCGAGACTTACTTCCCCATCTTGGGCACCGGGTATTCATTATCCGCTGCTTGTGATGGGTGTCTTGAGGATTTAAGCTTTACGCCAATAGAACTGGAATCACCTGTGAAGGTCATTACAGTTCCGAAGACACTCAAAAGTCCCCGCATCATCGCTATAGAGCCCAGCTGCATGCAATACACGCAGCAAGGGATTCGGAACCTGCTTTATGAGGTTATCGAATCGAGATGGATGCTAACAGGTCAGGTAAATTTCACTGACCAGAGTATCAATCAACGCCTAGCGGTGAAGGGTTCGAGAACGGGTCGGTTAGCAACGATCGATCTGAGTGATGCTAGTGATCGGGTTCCCCGTGACCTGGCATTAACCATGTTTAATGGTAATCCTGATATTAGGGATGCTATTGACGCATGTCGCTCGACCCATGCAAGGCTTCCGTCTGGGGTAATACCCCTTAGGAAGTTTGCATCGATGGGAAGTGCTCTCTGTTTTCCGGTGGAAGCCATGTACTTCTACACGATATGTGTAGTGGCTCTCCTCCGGGCACAGGACCTCTCTGTAACCTACCCCCATGTTCGAAAAGTGGGGAGACAGGTGCGCGTATATGGGGACGATATTGTAGTTCCCAGTACGCATGCGACTACGGTTCTTGATCACCTGCAGCAGTACAACTGTAAGGTGAACACCAATAAGACTTTCTTTACTGGAAAGTTTAGAGAGTCATGTGGTGTTGACGCTTATGAGGGACATGTGGTGACCCCCGTGTACCTGACTAAGCAGCTTCCTAAGAACCGACAGCAGGCGTCTGAACTAATCTCCACCGTTTCGTCGGCCAATCAGTTTTACTTGAAAGGCTATTGGCGAACGGCTCAACTTCTGTATAAGCAAGTTGAAAGACACTTGGGATCCCTCCCATATGTCTCGTTGAACAGTCAGGCGCTTGGCCGTGTCTCGTATCTAGGCTATAACTCCGTCGGAAGATGGAATAAAAAGCTCCATCGCTTTGAAGTTAAAGCATGGTTCCCTAGACCAGTCTATCGCACCGATAGATTGGACGGGCATGGTGCCCTAGCTAAGAGTCTCCTACGCTTGGAGTCGGCTAAAACTGACTCCTTGCTCACGGATCCTCTCAATCTAGAGCGATCTGCACGTCACCACGCCGTTGCATTAAAGCGTGGTTGGTTCCCCC